CAGAAGATGGCTCGAATGATTTTGAGACGATCATCGGGCAGGTGAAGGCACTCGCCACGGAAAAGCACGAATTCAAAACCGTGGTCATCGACAGCATCACGAAGCCTTTCATCTCGGCAATCGCCAGCGAGGGCGAGCGGCTCGGCGAAAAAAACGCATTCGGAGCCGATAAAAAACCGGCGATTCAGTCGATGCGTCGGCTTATCGCAGCGGTTCATCGCCTCGACATGGCCGTGATTTTCGTGGCGCATGAGAAAGCGGATTGGGGCGAAGTGAACGGCCAGCGAACCGAGATTGGCAAGGCAGCGGATGTTTACGACAAGCTGATTTACGAGATGGACCTCGCGCTCCAGATCGTCAAGCGCGGTCCGGCACGCACGGCCCTCGTCAAGAAATCGCGCCTGCTCGGTTTTCCGGAAGGCGAGTCATTCACCCTCGATTTTACGACTTTCGCGGAGCGGTATGGCCGCGACGTGATTGAGCGTGCGCCTACGCAAATCGTCCTCGCGACGGCGCAGCAGGTCGCTGAGATTAATCGGCTCACGAACCTGCTCAAGACCGACGCTGCGACCGTCGAGAAGTGGCTGGACAAAGCCAACGCCGAATCTTTCGCGGAACTCAACACCTCTCAAGCCTCGAAAATCATCGACCACCTCAACAAGCAACTCCAATGAAATTCACACCCAAGTCAGAAACAGAACTCACGCGCTTCGCGGCTTTGCCGGATGGCGATTATCCGTTTACCGTCCTCGAATCTGCCGAGCAGATTTCCAAGAGCGCGAAAAATGCGGGCCGGCCAATGGTCAAGCTCAAGCTCAACGTCCACGGGAAGGAATACGACCGGCACGTTTACGACTACTTCGCCGATTGGTTCAGCGAGTGGAAGCTCAAGCACTTCTGCGAGACGGCGGGGCTGGTCCGTCAATACGAAGCCGGCGAGCTTGACCCCGAAGGCAACGCGCTGGCGGGGCGACAGGGCTTCGTCCGCATCAAGTTGGTCAACGATCCTCAATTCGGGGAAAAGAATGAGGTTGACGATTACATCGCGCCGAAGCTCAAGCCGTTGGCAGAAACGAAGGCGGCACCAAAGCCGAAGCCCGCTCCAGCCGCGCCCGCGCAAGATCGTGTTGACGACGTGCCGTTTTGAGGCTTGCAATCCCGCCCCGCCTCCGGCAAAGTGAAAACAGACGGCTGTAGAAGGCCGAAAAAAGTATGTTGAAACCTGAAAACTCAAGCCTGTTCACGGTGAATGCGGTTTCGCCAGCGTCCTCCCGCTGGCACCTTTTCCGCGCTTCTACCACCGTGGACAGGCTTGAGCGTTTAGGATTTCAATGAGCAATCTTTTGGAAGTCTTTTCTACCGGCGGCGGAACTCAAAGCACGGCAATATCCGCGCTAATCATCCAAGGCAAACTGCCAAAGCCAGATATTGTGGTAATTGCCGACACGGGGCGCGAGATGCCGACGACGTGGCAATACCTCGACGCCGTGGTGCGTCCCGCGCTGAAAGCGATCGATCTGGAAGTCTATCGAGTGAAGACAAGCGAATGGGTATCAGAAGCCGCGCGTGGTGTGTTCCACCAAAATGGCGACCTGCTGATTCCGGCATTCTCAAATCTGAATGGTAGCCCGTCCAAGCTCTCTAGTTTCTGTTCAAACGAGTGGAAAGGACGATGCGTGGATAGATGGATAAAGGACAAGACAGGCAAGACGCGCGGCCAATACAAAAAATGGATCGGCTTCTCGCTCGACGAAACGACGCGAGTGCTGCGGATGCAACGCGGCAAGGAATACGAAGCAGGTCTGATACGCTTTCCGCTGGTTTATGACGTGCCGACAAAACGCCAAGCGGCAATTCGGCTAGTCGAAGAAATGGGATGGCCGAAACCGCCCCGATCACGCTGTTGGATGTGTCCAAATCAGACTGACCGCGAATGGGCGGAAGTGCAAACGGACTACCCGCACCTGTTCAATGAGGCAATCCGCTTGGATGAATCAATCCGCGAGCGTGACGAAAACGCCTACCTCCACAGCGCAATCAAACCGCTACGTGATGCCGACCTAACCAAGCCCGACGACTTGTTTTCGGGTGGGTGTCCATCTGGGGAATGTTTTTTATGAGCAAAAGATTCACCGAGACGGCAAAGTGGAAAGACCCGTGGTTTCGTCGTCTGAAACCGCACGTCAAACTCCTTTTTTTGATGATGCTGGACGAATGCGACGCCGCTGGTTTTTGGGAACCTGACGAGGAGCTTGCAAGGTTCTTGCTAGGGGCTTCGATAGACCTTCAAGGGGCTTTGCAAGACCTCGAAGGGCGCGTTCGCGTCACGAAGTCTGGAAAATGGGAGATCGTCAAGTTCGTGCAATTCCAATACGGCACGCTTTCCACTTCAAACCCTTGCCACAGAGGAGTTTTGAAAATAATTGAACAAAGGGCCTTGGAAGGGGCTTCGGAGGGGCTTCAAAGCCCCATAGGAATAGGAATAGGAAAAGGAATAGAGAAAGGAATAGGAAAAGAGGGGGATGCAAGGGGGGGAGAGTATCACCCCGACAGCCGGACGGTTTTGCACTGGCTGAACGAAAAATCGGGGAAACGGTTTCGTGAGACGGATGCGAACCTCGCGAAGATTTCGGCGCGACTTCGTGAGCCGGGCGTCACGCTGGAGGCCGTTCAGAAAATGATTGAACGGCAATGCGTCGTCTGGGGCGGCTCGAAAATGGCCGAATATCTGCAACCCTCAACGCTGTTCGGCGTGGAGAAGTTTGACCAATACCTCGCGGCGGCAGATCAGCCCGTTGTCAAGGAAACCAACGGCAAGCCCAAAAGCTCCTTCGAGGCCCGCGAAATTCAGGAAACCATTGAAATCAAAAACTTCGCATGAACACCGCTTGCGCCACGCTTGAAGATCGAATCGCACGGATGCAGGCGTCGTTTGACGCCCTAACGCCGGAAGAAAAGGAACGGCGCAACCAAGCCGTTGAGGAACACGCTCGTCGCCAGAAATGGGAGCATCACGCCGCATCGGTTGCCGCACTGCGCCAAAACTGGAATGCCCCGAAACGCCAGTTGGCCTCTCAAACGCTCCACGATTGCCCGTGGGGCGAGATGTTCGCGTCGGTGGTATCTAAGCTCGGTTCGGGGTTTCTAATTGCCCTGACTGGCACGCACGGCCCCGGCAAAACCAAGATGGGCGTCGAGCTGATGAAGGCGAGCACGGAAAACCTGAGATCGGCAAAATACATGACCGCGACGGAGTTTTTCATCGCCATCAAAACCACATATCGGAAGGACTCCGAAGAATCGGAGGAAAGCGTTTTGGAAGCGCACGCCCGGCCCCGGCTTTTAGTCATCGACGAAATCGGGAAGCGTTCGGAGAACGAATGGGAAGATCGTCTGCTTTTTGAACTTGTTGACCGCCGTTATCGCGACATGACCGACACGCTGCTGATTTCCAACGCTGACAAGGCGGAATTCACGAAGTCAATCGGTGCGTCGCTGGCGTCTCGAATGAATGAGACTGGCGGCATTATCGAATGCAAGTGGGAGAGTTTTCGGAAGTGAAAAGAATTTCTTGCAATCGCCGAGAATTTCGGCACACTTGAAAAAAATCAATCGGCGACGATTGAACAAAACGAAACGATAAATGCAAACAAACGACAATGATTACGCAGCTTTCATCGAAAGCAAAACGCACCTTGGAGGGAGCTTCGGATTCTCGCCGGTTTTCATGCCGGACTTTCTTTTTCCATTTCAGAAAAGCCTCGTCGAATGGGCGGTGAAGCGTGGACGCGCTGCCATTTTCGCGGATTGCGGCCTTGGTAAAACCGCGATGCAGCTTGTTTGGGCGCAGAACGTCGTGGAAAAGACCAACAAGCCGGTTTTGATTTTGACTCCGCTGGCGGTCGGCGCGCAGACGGTGCGCGAGGCGGAGAAGTTTGGCATTGAAGCTAGTCGCTCGCAAGATGGTTCAATTTTGGGAAAAATTGTTGTCACAAATTACGAACGCCTCCATTACTTCAAGCCGGAAGATTTTGTCGGTGTAGTAGCTGATGAAAGCTCGATCATCAAACATGCAACCGGAGCAACTCAAAAGGCGGTAACTCGTTTTATGCTCAAGCTGCCTTATCGGTCGCTATGGACTGCTACTGCTGCCCCAAATGATTTTACCGAACTTGGAACATCTTCTGAAGCATTGGGCGAAATGAATTACTCCGATATGCTTCACACTTTTTTTAAGCAGATGGATCAAAAAACCACTGACCAATACGAAAAGAAAATTGAAAGGCTTGAAAAGCAGAAAAACCATTTCGCGAAAGTTTCCTTTCGGGTTTCGCAGGCGATTAACGGTTGGAGATTGAAGGGACACGCGCACGATCATTTTTGGAGATGGGTTTGTTCGTGGGCGCGAGCTTGTCGCAAGCCTTCAGATGTTGGATTTTCTGATTCAGATTTTCAGTTGCCGGAATTGATTGAGCGCGAGCACATGGTAAAGCCATTAACTCCTGCGGATGGATTTCTTTTCACGCTGCCCGCTTTTGGATTGAAAGAAGAAAGAGACGAACGGCGACGCACGATGAAAGAGCGATGCGGCCAAGCCGCAGAGCTTGTGAATCACGACCGGCCTGCCGTCGTATGGTGTCACATGAACGATGAGGGAGATTACCTTGAGAAGATTATCCCCGGAAGTGTTCAAGTGGCAGGAAAGACGGAAGATGACGACAAGGAAAAGGCATACGAAGATTTTGTGAACGGATCAAAACGCGTTCTGATTTTGAAGCCGAAAATCGGGGCTTGGGGATTGAACTGGCAGCATTGCAATCACGTTGTCACGTTTGCCTCGCATAGTTACGAGCAATACTACCAAAGCATCCGCCGCTGTTGGCGGTTCGGTCAAAAGAAACCTGTTACCGTCGATATTATCGCCAGCGAAGGCGAGGGACGCGTCCGCGATAACATGAGCCGCAAATCGGAGCAGGCGGACAAGATGTTTGCGGAGTTAGTAATCCACATGAATAACGCCATGAAGTTTGAACGAGTGGCGAAGTCAGTAAACCCAACCATACCTAACTGGTTACAATGAACACACAAAACCAAACGATAACGGATAAGTTTGCAATCTATAACGGAGATTGCGTCGATGTAATGAAGTCACTGCCAAGTGGCACGGTTGACTTGTCGCTCTACTCGCCGCCGTTCACGACAAAGCGAGCCGGATGCCTTTACCAGTATTCGAGCGACGCCGCGGACCTCAGCAACTCCATAGACGGCAATGAATTTTTCAAGCACTACGAATTCGTAGTGCGCGAGCTTCATCGGCTCACAAAGCCGGGACGCATGACGGCGGTTCATTGCATGGATGTTCCGCTGGGAAATTCGGGCTGCGATTCCATTTATGATTTTCCCGGCGACATTATCCGGTTGCACGAATCTAACGGTTGGAGCTTTGCTTGTCGGTATTTTATCTGGAAAGAGCCGCTGACAATCCGCAATCGCACTATGATGAAATCGCTGGCGCACCGGACTCTCTGCGAGGATTCAAGCCGGTGTTCAATGGCCAACGCCGATCAGCTTTTGATTTTCCGGCGCAGCGGCACGAATCAAGTTCCGGTTATTCACCCGACCGGGCTTCACCGCTATGCTGGAGAGGAGCAAATGCCCGCCGAGCTTTTGCATTTGAAAGGGATGACCGGAGATCAAAAGAAAAATCGCTTCTCGCATTGGATTTGGCGACGGTATGCTGACGCGTTTTGGGACGATATCCGAATCGACAACGTGCTTGAACACAAGGCCGCGAAAGAAAACGACGACGAACGCCACGTTCACCCTCTGCAACTCGACGTGATCGAGCGCGCGTGCGTTCTCTGGAGCAATCCCGGTGAAGTGGTGTTCACGCCATTTATGGGCGTCGGCAGCGAAGTCTATGGCGCGGTTATCAATGGGCGGCGCGGAATTGGCGTTGAACTGAAAACCGCATACTACAATCAGGCCGTAAAAAATCTTGAACTTGCGAAAATAAACACCGAACAAAATGAATTACTACTCCCAACAGAAGGAGAAAACCAATGAACAAAATCGAACTCATCGGCTTTATCCGCACGCTTGCGGATGGCTACATCCTACACCCCGACCAACTTGTGATTGAGCTTGTCGATGTTGCTGGCGCATCGGAAAAATTTGTGCGCCTCGACGCTGAGGCCACGGACAAGGCGCGACTGATTGGGAGGAACGGCAAACATTTCCGCGCGCTTGGCACGCTCATTTCAATGTTCGCCAAACAATGCGGTGAGAAGGTGCGACTTCTTCACCTCGACTTGCCAGACCAACCGGAGCGCGGCGACCGTTATCCGAAATTCAAAATTGATTCCGAGTGGCCGATTGAGCAGATGCGTGCGATTGTTGAACGAACGGTCAATAATTGTTTGGACACGGCGCACGTATGGGTTGAGATCGTCCAGTTGACCAAGGCCGACAGCGCGATTGCGATTCACGTTTCACCGCAGCGCGATGGCGGGAAGGCCATTCGCGATTTCAAAGAAGCGGCGGAAGTCCTTTTTGGCGCGATTGCAACCGGCATGGGGCAGAGGGTTTCGGTGTCGGTCACAGACGATTTGAAAATATGAGAATGACCTCCGCAGAATTCGCCGCGTGGCTCGCTCGCCAGCCCAAAATGCCAACAATCGCGCAAAAACGGCCAGCCACGCCATCGCAACGCTCGAACCGGGTGAACGACGGGCGCGCGTTTGAGGACGCGCTGGAATCAATTTTCGAGTGTTACGCCGCCGCCGGGGTGATGCGCGTGCGGAAAGTCGAGCCGCCAACTCGCATCGTCGGGACCGGCGCGCAGCGCAAAGTCATTTTCCTTGCAAATCCGTTTTTGGATTTCACGGGGACATGGACGCAGCGGAAGGGCGCGATGCTGAATATCGAGGCCAAGTCAACGAGCGAACCGCGCTTGCCGATCAATCGCGCTGGCGGTGTTTCGGAATCGCAGGTGCGCGCGATTCGCGAGTGGTCGCTGGCCGGAGCGTATGCCGTTGTATTTTGGGAATGGGAAGGCGGATTGA